ACATAACACTGGATGATACGTTATAACATATCAGCATACTGCATCATGTTATCTTATAACACTCAAACATGTACAAAGTTTAATAAAATAGTGCTTGACAAAGGCTCATATAACGCATACATTGTGTGCAGGCAATCAAGCCGAATGGGACAGACACAATGAACATTCTCACCTCATACGAAAAAACGGACTACGTTATCCGCGAAACAGACGATAACGGCCAGGTTCGGCATTTCCGGGCGGCGACAATCGAACAGGCTCGCGAACAGGCTAACAGGCTGCTGCAATGCGCTGCCGCATGGGGCCGCAAGTATGACATCGTTGTGCTGGCCGGTTTTGATATGCAGCCCCTTTGGACGGCGGGGGGCTGATACCATGACCTACATCGCCACAATCAAGCATCACTCACTCGCCGCGGCGCCCTGCATCACAATCCACGGCAACCTGGCGGCGGCCAAGCGCGCTGCTACCGATCGTTTTGGTGATGGTTTTATTGACCATACCATTGTGATCTATCAGCGCGGCGAGATTGTCGCGTTGCGCATGATCGGATCACGCAATTGGCAGCACGCGGCACACTAAAAGGCAGGGGGGTAACTCCCCCGCCACATAAACCCATTGCGAGGTGGGCTTGTGCGGCGAATTGCCGATAACGAAAGGGAAAGACAATGACATTGCGAACCATCATATCCAGCGCCCGGCAGGATGCTATCGAGCCTTTCAAGCTGGCATTCTCGTTTTGCTTTGAGGATGAACCGCAATACGCTGTTACTGAGCGGCGCGGCAAGATTGCGCACATGCTGAAATGCTATCGCAAACACCCGGAGCGCTATCAGGTTATCAAGGCTGGTACGCATTGCTATCGGATTGTGTGCGGCCGGGCTGTTGCGCGCATTGAGGCTATGGCCTGACAATCCGGCAAGGCGGCATTGCTTCGGCAGTGTGCGCTTTGCCCGATTGCCATGGTGGCATCGATTGAGAAAGGAAAGGCGCACAATGCCTAAAACAGACACTGCCAAGCCTGACATTTATGCTCGGGTTACTGACAAGATTGTTGCGGACCTAGAACGTGGCGTTAAGCCGTGGCTCCGTCCGTGGAATGCCGAGAATGCCGCGGGGCGCATCAACCGGCCGTTGCGTGGCAATGGCGTGGCCTATCAGGGCATCAATGTGCTCATGCTTTGGTCCGCCGCCACCATGAAAGGTTATTCCTGCCCTACTTGGCTCACATTCAAGCAAGCGCTTGACCTAGGCGGTAATGTGAGGAAAGGCGAAACGGGCGAGTTGGTCGTTTATGCCAGCACGATTGTGAAGACTGAGACGGGCGACAATGGCGCGGAAACCGAGAAGGCTATTCCGTTTCTCAAAGGCTATACCGTGTTCAATGCTGAGCAATGCGAGGGGCTGCCGGCGCGTTTCACGGTTTTGGTTGACGGCCCCGTTCTATCGCCATTGCAGCGCATCGAAGCTGCCGATCGGTTTTACGCTGCAACCGGCGCCGACATCCGGCATGGTGGCAATCGCGCGTTTTATGCCGAGGGTCCGGATTATGTGCAAATGCCAGCCTTTGAGACTTTCCGTGATCCGGAGAGTTATGCTTCTACCTTGGCGCATGAGTTGGTGCATTGGACCAAGCATGGCAAGCGCCTAGCGCGCGATATGGGGCGCGTCAAATGGGGCGATGAAGGCTATGCGCGCGAGGAATTGGTGGCCGAGTTGGGCGCTGCGTTTCTTTGTGCCGATCTAGGCATTACGCCAGACACGCGCGATGACCATGCGGCCTATATCGCTTCGTGGCTGGCGGTGCTTAAGAATGACAAGCGCTTGATTTTCTCCGCTGCTAGCCAAGCGCAACGCGCTGCCGATTATCTTCACGGCTTGCAAGCGTCGCAACCTTTGGCGATAGCAGCCTGACAATCCGGCAAGATGGCGCCATGCTCCGGTGTGGCGTGCATCTTGCCCGATTGCCACAAGGCATCGACAACGAAAAGGGAAAGACAATGACCATACTCAAAACCATGCTAGAGGCGCTTGTGTTTGCATGGGCGCTTGCATGCGTCATATTTTTGCTGGTTGTGTTGTGATACTGCCAGCGCGCAAACTGGTGATAACCGCGGCCCTGCTGGCGTTAGCGTCATGCGGGGCCGCCCTTTACCTATGGTGGAACCATGATAACCGAACAGATTTTGAGCGGGATTGGCTGGAGTGCTCCGTCAATGTGGGCACCCCTACTGGCCGAGCATATGGACCGCGCGGGCATGACCGCGAACCCGGTCCGCTGCTGCATGGCCCTAGCCAATTTTGGGCATGAGACTAACGGCGGGCGGCGCTTGATTGAGAGCTTGGATTACAGCCCGGATCGCCTTGCCGCAGTGTTTGGTGCTAGGGCCACCACCCGCGCGCTAGATGCCTGTAGGCGCGTCGGCCATCCAGCGGACCAAAAGGTGATAGCCGAGGAAGTCTATGGTGGCGCGTGGGGGGCCAACAACCTTGGCAACCGGCTTCCGGGCGAGGCTTGGCAGCATATTGGCCGGGGGCTTATCCAAATCACCGGCAAATGGAATTATGCGAAGGTTGCGCGGGTGCTGGGCGTAGAGCCTACGGCAGAATGGATTGAGAGCATCGGCACACCCGAGGGGGCTGCGCAGGCCGCTTGCGTTTGGTGGTCCCGCATGGGCCTTAATTTTGTGGCTGATCGCGGAGACTTGCCCAAGCTGCGCAAGGCCGTGAATGGCGGTTCGGTGGGCCTTGAAGATGTCAAACACCGCTACGACCAGGCCCGCACCATTCTTGTAGGATAGTGTATGCACTGCATGCAATGCGCACACCGCTCACAATGCGCGCAAGGTATACAGTAGCAGCGCGCCATTTCCGCAGCGTTTGCAATGGCTTACGGGCCTGCCGCTTGCCCGCTTCGCGCGCCCTTCCCCCCTTGCATCCCCCCTATGTTTAACCCGATAGGGTTATAGATAGGGGGGTTGAAGACTTGACGATTGTAAGCACGACGTAGGTCGTCGAGGACGTGTATATAAGATTGCAAGAATCGTGCCAGTCGTGGGCATGCAAAAGAGGCTTCTCGGTATGACCCAAAAAGCCCCTATGCAAGAACCGTGCCAGACTCAGTTATCGCGCTTAAGTTTCTCCAATCGCACCCGCGCCGCCTCGGCATAGCTGCTGCCGCTGTCGATCACGCGCTGGTAGCCCGCCATGAGAGCGCCAAGGCTAACGGGTGCTGCCCTGTCCGCGCGCTCTGGCCTGAATTTACGATCCCGCTCCGCGATGGCGGCTTTCATGCGGTCGATCATCTCGCGCGTCTTAGCGTCATCAATCGCCTTTTGTTCCGGAGTTAGGTCAGTGAAGCTTACCTTCTTGGGAGGCTCTGGTGGCTTCCTTCGCGCGATCCGTTCCATCGCCAAAACTTTGGAATACAGCCTGTTAGCCTCTGGCTGCACCACGGCCAGCACCTCGCTTGCGGACGGCCAAAATTTGCTCGCGCGCGCCAGGTCCAATAGCGCATCTTCCGTGAAGGCTTGCATGGGAACACGCGCGCATGCCTTGGATACCGCGGTGGCCCATACAGCCGATTCCCGCGCGCTGGGAGGGTTGCTAAAGCCCGCGTGGATAGGTGCTATCCAGCTAAGCACGAAAGCCCCCGTGGGCGGCTGTAGAGCGCCCCTAGCCTGCTTGGCGGCTTTCTCAGCCTCCGCTATCAAGCTGGGTGCCAAAGCCGGTGGCCCAAAATCCCCCGGCGTGCTGTCCGCCTCGCGCCGCTGCTCATCGGCCACGGCCAGGCTAAGGGGCTGCGATAGCTGCGGCATACGCCTGACTACAATGTCACTCATCGTCCCATTCCCTCATCAATTCGCGCCACGATCCGGCAACCACAATCAGCCCGCCGATAAGCGCGCCAATGCAGCCGGCTATAAACACGCCTGCTAATGTCCACATCAAAACATTTCCTCCGCGCTGCTTTCGACAATGGGCTGCACCCTGCGCGCCAGGTCTTCACGGTTGCCCACGGCAGCATCCTTAATGGGAAACAAGCCGCTCCATCCGTTTTCGATGCTCTGGCGGATGATGGCTGCGGGATCGTGACCTTCCAGCCAAAACGACTCCAACTTGGCAGCACTGAGTTTCATTGCGTGCAAAGTCCATGCCTTGCCAGACTTCTTTTGACGATACTCGTGCCACTCAAGCCAACTTTCCTTTGATACGGAGCTGGTAGACTCAAGCCAAAACTTTTCCGGCTTAACGGCCTGTTGCACGGCCTTGCGGGGCTTCACTGCGCTGCCAAACAACTCGCCCTTCAAGCCCTCTTCCAGCAACCGCCGCCCCACATAGCTGCGCGTGTGCTCCGTACGCTGGCTAATGGCTTCAATTGCTTCAAAAATATCATCCGGCACGCGGATTGGAATTGTCCTGCTCATCTGTCTCTCCGTTGCATTGTGTACACTGTGTACAAGGTGCGCATACGGGGTTTTGGTAAGGCTTGCAAGAGGGGTTTGCGTTAGGCATGATGCGCTCGCGGGTCCCTTCCTCCCCGCGGTCTCTCCCATGATTGAAACTTGACCCCTGGCATACCGCTGGGGGTTTTTTTTGGCCTATGCCATTTTTCCGCTTGACCTCATCGAAACCTCCGATAAAGTGTGTGTCGCGCTACAACAAGGAAAGGGACGCGCGATATGGAAGAGGTTTTTTTCGGGAAATATACGGATTCGGACGATCTTTGGACCGTATATTTAGACATAGACGACGACAGCGCACACATCCAGATTGTGATGGAGAACAGGGATGAAGAGCTAATCCGCGATGCGGTCTATCTCCCGACCGTGATGCTGCCGGCTTTGGCTACGGCCATTAACAAGTATTTCGCGGGATTGCGTAAGACGGTGGAGGTTGTGATATGAGCGGCTTTAGTCCCGACGAGCGCCGCAGCGCCTGGTGGTCAACCGATAGCCGCCGCGCAATGACCGGCAAGGCATTTGAAGTGGTGGCCGAAAAGATTGGCCGCGCGGAACGCCCCGACTTGTCTGAGGTTGAAGTAGTGCAGATGGGCCTAAGGATGGAGAGCACCATCGCCGCCTTTGCCAGTGAAGAGCTAGGCGAGCTAAAGGCTTTGGGCGATGCCGTGGCTACGCATCCCAAGCACCCGTGGCTGAAATCCCACGGGGACTACATCGCCGCGGATAACAGCTTTCTTGTGGAGTGCAAGAACTACAACGCAGCGCACATTTACAATTATAGCGAACCTGGCGAGCCTGTGCGGGTGCCCAACGCGGATTGGGCGCAGTGCTGCCATGAAGCGGCATGCTTTGGCGTAGATACGGTGTATCTGTGCATTCTCTTTGGCGGGCAGCGGTTTCGCACCTTCCGGCTGGATTTCTCAGAGGACGAGATGGAAGGCCAAATCCAGAAGATGGCGAAGCTCTGGGCCATGGTGGAGACCAACACCCTGCCTGACCCGGAAACCGTCAGTCAGTGCAAAGCGGCTTACCCTGTCAGCACTGAGGGCATCGCCACAGCCTCTTTAGAGCTTGAACAGGCGGCTAAGAGGCTCGCCGGCATCAAGGCCAGCATCCGCGCTTTTGAGCAGGAAGAGGACCGCCTACAGACGGCCATACAGCGCGCCATGGGCGACAACGCCGAAATCCAGACGCTGGACGGCAAGACGCTGGCAACGTGGAAGAGCGCCAAGCCTAGCAAGCGTTTCAGTGCCGATTTGTTCAAGACGGCATACCCAGACATCTACGAATCATTCGTGGTGGAACAGGCCGGTTCACGCCGGTTTCTTTTGAAGGAGCGAGCAGAATGAGCGATTGGAAAGAGTGGCGGGTTGCCGACACGGAAATCAACAAGCGGGTCAAGACCGTGCTGATGAGCCACGATCCAAGCCTGACCTGGCAGGATGTGCTAGACATGAGCGAGCGTGATCTGCACGCCCTGCCGCACATGGGCAAAACGAACCGCATCCACCTGTTGGACATCTTGCGCGATGGCGTGGCCGGCAAGCTCGTGAAGTGTAACCGCACATTGGGCGAGGTGATCGCAGATGTCTAACATCGTTCCCATGGCCGACATCCAAAAGATGGCGCAAGTGGCAGCCGATAGCAAAATGTTTGGTTTTAAGAACCAAGCGGAAGCTATGGCTATCATGCTGCTGTGCCAAGCCGAGGATATGCACCCAGCCATAGCTATGCGGGATTATCACGTCATTCAGGGCCGTCCCGCGCTCAAGTCTGACGCTATGCTGGCCCGCTTCCAGACCTCTGGCGGCAAGGTCAACTGGACAAGCTACACCGACGATGTGGTGACCGGCGTGTTCAGCCATCCCCAAGGCGGCGACGTGAGCATCAGTTGGACCATGGAAATGGCGCACCGGCTGGGCTTCACGAAGAAGGAGAATTGGCGCAATTACCCGCGCGCCATGCTCCGCGCCCGCTGCATTTCCGAGGGCATCCGCACCGTATTCCCGGCCTGTGTGGCTGGGGTCTATACGCCTGAGGAAGTGGCCGATTTTACGCCGCCCAAAGGCGCGAAAGTAGTGGATGTAGTGCCCGATCCCGAGCCTAATCCAGAACCGGAGGTGGAATTGAGTGTTCACCTCTACAAGCCTGACGGCACAATTTACGCCAGCTTTGAAACCGAGGAGGAAGCCGTCCAGGGTTACTACAAGGTTGTGGACAGCATTGCGGCCAACCAGCGCATCCCAGAAGATGAGAAGCTGGAAAAGCTGCGTGCCTTCAAGCGCGCTAACCAAGCGTGGATGGAACCCGAAACAGACGAGGAATCCGCAGAATGAGCGGCACATATGCGGACAAGCCCGGCAAGGGCGCTATCTTTTCCACCGAGAAAAAAAGCGAGAAAGGCCCTGACTATAAGGGCAACCTCATTCTGGATCGGGACTACAAGGCCGGCGAGGCTGTGAAGCTGGCGGGATGGCAGAAAACCAGCCGCCGCGGGCCTATGGTTAGCCTTAGCATTGATAGCTGGAAGCCCGATCCCGATTGGAAGCCCGATCCTGAGAAGCAGCGGGAGCGGGAGAATAGCTATCGGCCAGGCGGTAGCACCCGCTTTGACGATGATGTGCCCTTCTGATGGGCAAGGCGCAGCGCACTAAGGGCGCAACCTTTGAGCGGGACGTTGTAAACGCCTTAAAGGACGCCGGCATAGACGCTGCGCGCAACCTAGACCAAACGCGCGATGGCGGTGGAGACATCGATCTCGGCGCGTACATGGTGGAGTGCAAGCGCCGGGCCAGCATAGCGGTTTATGACTGGCTAGACCAATGCACACGCGCCGCCAAGCCGGGACAGATACCGGTGGTGGTGGCAAGAGGCGACAGGCGCGAAGCCGTGGTCATCCTGCGCCTAGACGATTTTATCCCAATGCTTGGAAAGGAAAAAGATAATGGATGGTTATGAATTTCACTGGCTGCCGATTGAAACGGCACCTAGAAACGGCATTGACATTTTTATTGTGTACTCTGGCAATGATTTTGCGTCGCCTTTAATGGGCGTGGCGTCTTGGGACGCCGACGACTGTGTGTGGATGATGGATGGAGAAGAGTACAACGAGAGCAAGGGCAATTGGGGTTGGCACCCCCTCCCTTCCTTTCCACCAGAAGAAGGCACACGAGCCGGAGAAGAATGGCGCGCTCAAGTTTCTGCAAGACGCAATGAGGGTCACGCAGCAGCAAAAGCTCTTTTTGAAAAAGACGAAGCTGAATTTGAAGAGATAATGAAAGCGATAGAGCTTGGAACGGTAAGAAAGAAATGACCAAGCCAGCAAAAGACGAACCCGCTCTGTTAAAGCGCGCCGGCGAGGCAATACGGAAAGCTCTTATTAAACCGCCGGGCTGTACGGAAAGCACAGGCTGCGCGGTTGGGCCATGCCATTGCGCGCATCTGGCCGCTGAAGCCTCCATCGCCGCCATCCGCGCGGCAGGGTGGACCGTGGTGCCGCAGACGGAACTTGACGCCCTCCGCGCCGAGAACGCGCGGCTGCGGGGAGCGTTGGAAGAGACGTGCAACGCTCTAGAGGCTGCCACGGCGTTCCATTATGCCAACGGTGGGTTTCCGTTTAAATCCAGCAAGCAGACACTTAAACAAGCCCGCGCAGCCTTGGAGGTGAAGCCATGAGGCCAAGGCGACGTGAGCCAATCACGCCAGAGGAACGTGACGCTATTCGACAAAAACGGCGGGAAGGCGCATCGCTAGAAGAGTTAGCCGCAGAGTTTCGCTGCTCGCCCATCACCGCGCGCCGCATATGCTCCCATCTGCTGCCCAGAACCTGGCCCGGCCCACTCCCGAAAGAAGCTAAGCCCGCCACACAGCGCGTCCGCTGGTCCCCTGAGGTCATAGGCGGCGCACACCCAAGCGGCATCCGATGGACCGCCGAGGAACACAAGCGCTTGTTCGACTTGCTGCAAGAGGGATGCACAATCCGCGAAATAGCCGCCAAGCTAGATCGAAACTATGCCAGCATTAAAAACAAGGTTTCCCAGCTTTGGCGTGGTGGCGAAAGCCCGCGCGAAAAAGGCATGGCGGCAGCACTAACCCCTAGACAGCCTCGCGTGGTGAAGGAGAAGCCCAACACCACGCGCGTAAAGTGCCTAAAGTGCTTAAACGCATTCGACAGCTATGACGCAAGACGCAACCGCATCTGCGCACGGTGCAAAGACAGAGAGGATTGGAATTAATGGATCACGTCAAACTTATGGTAGCCACGCCTATGTACGGCGGCATGTGCACGGGCTGGTATAACCAAGCCATGATGGGGCTTGCCAACACGGTTAAAAACCGCGGCTGGGAGTTTCAATCTGTGCTGCAATTCAACGAAAGCCTTATCCAGCGTGGCCGCAACGCGCTGACCAAGGCATTTCTGAAGACAGACTTCACGCATCTGCTGTTCATCGATGCAGACATCAAGTTTGACCCGATGCACATC